AACTATCGGCAACACAACGCCAAATACAGGCAGATTTACAACGCTGACAGTCGATGACAATGCAACTTTTGGAACTAGCAATGCCGACACGATCAATTTTGTTGGGCGAATAAATTCAGACTTTGACCCCGCAACTGATGACACTTACGACTTGGGTCAAGTAGGACACGAATGGCGCGATTTGTATATTGATGGCACAGCCAACATTGACAGTTTAATTGCTGACACCGCGGACATTAACGCGGGAACAATTGACAATACATCAATCGGCGCAACAACCGCGGCAAGCGCAAAAGTAACAACCATCGATATTTCTTCGACCATTGCTTTGGCGGGTTCTACGGGTTCGGCGGGCCAAGTAATTGCTTCAAACGGCGCAAGCGCCCCAACCTGGACCACGCCAGCTGCTTATGCAACGGTCACGGACGATACAACAACTAATGCAGCGCGTTATCCGCTATATGCAAATCAAACTACGGGTAACCTATCAACCGAATTTGTTAGCTCAACCAAGCTCCAATTTAATCCGTCTACGGGCGTGTTTACATCGACTAGCTTCACGGGCGCGGGCACGGGGCTAACTGGAACTGCAACCAGCTTATCCATCGGCGGAAACGCAGCAACCGCAACAAGTGCAACAAGTGCAACGAACCTGGCTGGCGGCACAGCTAACCAGATTCCTTTCCAAAGTGGTGTTGGTGCGACTTCGTTTGTTGTAGCGCCAACCATAAGCAGCACCGCGCTAACCTGGAACGGAACGGCGTTTACCTGGGCGACCGCGGGAACTGCTGTAACAATTAGTGACGATACAACCACAAACGCCACGCGCTATCCCCTATTTGCGGATGCGACAACTGGCACGGTAAGTACAGAATATGTAAGTTCAACCAAACTCAACTACAACCCAAGCAAGGGCGAATTTAAAACGCCAGCAGTAATTGCATCTAACGGCATTGTGCTAAACGGCACGACTGTTAGCGCAAGTTACACGATAGCAAGCGGAAACAATGGCTTTTCGGTTGGCCCGATAACTGTGGCAAGCGGTCAAGCGGTGACAGTCTCTAGCGGTCAACGCTGGTTGGTACTATAAGGAAGAACAATGCCATACGGAACAGTAAATGCAGACTTGATGACCACTTCAGACGGAGTAAGTTCGTCTGGTCTTTATGGCTTTAAGAACCGCATCATCAATGGTGCGATGGTGATTGACCAGCGTAATGCGGGGGCTAGTGTTACTCAAGTAACAGGAAATACTTATACAGTAGACAGGTTTTATATTGTTGGTTCAGTAACTTCTAAATTTACAGCGCAACAATCATCTACTGTGCCTTCTGGTTTTGTTAATTCTTTAAAAATTACTTCATCTGCAACTACCAGTCTAGCATCTGGTGATTACTATTTTTTAGCACAATTAATTGAAGGTTACAACATTGCAGATTTAAATTGGGGTTCTGCAAACGCCAAAACTATTACTTTATCTTTTCAAGTTTATAGTTCATTAACTGGAACTTTTGGTGGGGCTTTAAGAAATTCTGCACAAGATAGAAGTTATCCATTTACATATTCAATTCCAGTAGCAAATACTTGGACAACTATTAGCATAACAATTGCTGGCGATACAAGCGGAACTTGGTTAACTACTAACGGCACAGGTATAAATGTTGTATTTGCTCTTGGTATTGGTTCTACATATAGTGGAACTGCGGGCGCTTGGGCTGGAAGTAATCTTGTTTCTGCCACAGGCGCAACAAGCGTAGTCGGCACAAATGGCGCAACCTTTTTCATCACAGGCGTACAACTAGAAAAAGGCAGTACCGCAACAAGTTTTGATTACAGACCTTATGGTACTGAGTTGGCTTTGTGTCAGAGGTATTATTGGAAAATAGCACGAGGCACAAGTGAGCCATATGGAATAACTGGGAATACATCTGCTGGAAATGCTATTTGGTCACAATTTGGTCTTCCAGTAACTATGAGAGCAACTCCAACAGTTACAATTTATGGAACATGGGTGGTAGTTAATACGGGACAACCTACAGTTAGAGGTGCAAGTTCTACTAATTTTCTTTTGCAAATAGTACCAACCGCAACAGGCATTGCAACAGCATACCCAGATTCTTCTGATGACCTTATTGATGCGAGTATTGAATTATGATATATAAACAAATCTTTGACATTGTTAGACAACAGGTTCAGCAGAACGCTATTTTGCGAGTAACCGACAATGCGTTTATCCCATTTGACCCAGACAACACAGACTACCAAGCCTATTTAAAGTGGGTGGCTGAAGGCAACACGCCACAGCCCGCAGACGAAGGAACACAATAATGGCTTCAACTATCAACGGCACAAGCACAGGAAATGGCGGTCTTATCTCTACGGGAGATGACAGCGGCATCCTAAACATACAGACAAACGAGACTACTGCGATTACTGTTGATGCTAGTCAGCGAGTAGGTATTGGTACTGCTTCGCCTAGTGCGCTACTTCATGTTTCTAGTACATCAGCAGAAACATTAAGATTCCAAAGTACAAGTTCTGCGCCTTATCAAAGTTTTTACAATAGTTCTGCTAATCGTGCTGGGTATATGGAATGGAATACATCTGCATTCAAAATAGATGCTGAAAGTGGTGCTAGTTCAACAATAGCATTTCTTACCGCTAACACAGAGCGTATGCGTATCGACTCTAGCGGTAGAGTATGTATAGGTGTTAATTCAGCCGCATACTCAACTGCTTGTGCAATGAATGTAAATGTGGATACAGTTTCTGCTTCTGGTGGCGCATGGGTAAGTAAAGCGGCATCTACTTCAACTGCTTTCCACATGAACTTTCAAAACGGAAATGGCGGTGTTGGTGGAATTAGCACAAGCGGTAGCGCAACCCAATATGTAACTTCCTCTGATTACCGACTAAAAGAAAATATTGCGCCCATGACAAGGGCTTTGGCTAAAGTCGCACTATTAAAACCAGTTACATATAAGTGGAAAGTAGATGGTTCTAATGGAGAAGGTTTTATAGCGCATGAATTGGCAGAAGTTGTTGAAGGTTGCGTAACAGGCGAAAAAGACGCAGTAGACGCTGATGGCAACCCAAAATACCAAGGAATTGATACATCATTCCTAGTAGCAACACTAACAGCGGCTATACAGGAGCAACAGGCTTTAATTGTTGATTTACAAGACAGATTAGCCAAGGCGGGTTTATGATGGAAATATGGCATCCTTGCGCTGGTTATGAAACTCACTATGAGGTAAGTAACTTAGGTAATGTGCGCTCTATTGAACGCATGGTAAACAATCGGGTTAATACTGGTTTACGAAAATCACCGCAAAAATTGCTTAAACAAGGTAAAAGTAAATCTGGTTATTTAATTGTTTCTTTTTGTATTGATGGTGTTAAAAGCAATCAAACAGTTCACAGATTGGTGGCTAGAGCATTTATCTTTAATGAATCAAACAAACCACAAGTTAATCATAAAGATGGAAACAAACACAACAATCATATTGATAATTTGGAATGGATGACTCGCTCAGAAAATGGTCTTCATTCTTATCATGTTCTTGGAAATAAAACATGGAACAAAGGTATGAAAATTAAATCACTAAACGACACACAAGCCGAAACAATCAACGCACTAACCGCCCGTATAGTGGCACTCGAGGAAAAGTAATATGGCAGTTACGATTGATGGAACGGCTGGTATCACATTCCCAGTAACAGCGGGTAGTGCTTCTGCGGTGCAAGCATCTTCTGGTAGGGTGTTGCAAGTGGTAAATGCTACTTATGCAACATCAACCACAACATCTTCAAGCACTTTTGCTGATACTGGATTGACCGCATCAATAACCCCATCATCTTCTGCAAGCAAAATTCTTGTTTTTGTTAATATGTGTGGTTGCGGAAAAAGAACAAACGATACATCTTTAGCACTTAAATTAGTTAGAAATTCAACTGACATATTAAAAATTGATGAACACGCAGGTTTTACAAATACTACTGGTCGAATCACAATAGGTTCTGTATCTACAAGTTATTTAGATAGCCCAGCAACTACATCTTCAACAACATATAAAGTGCAATTTGCTAGCAATGCAAATAATGCGTTAGTGCAAATAAACGATTATTACAATTCAAATGGAAACACTACTTGCACAATGACTTTAATGGAGATTGCGGCATGAGAAAACACGATGCAATTTATGCCACACACACAAATATTGCTGTTATCCGTGGTGATGATGCTTTTGATGCCCAAGGCAACCCCGTTACCTATGACGAAATAGCAGTTCAAGCATACATAGATGCTCATGCCTACATAGCCAAACGCCAAGCGGAATATCCTCCCATGACTGACTATTTGGATGGCATAGCCAAAGGTGACCAAGCACAGATTAACAAATACATAGCCGACTGCCTGGCTGTTAAGAAAAGGTATCCAAAATGACCGTATTTATCTGGAAGATTTCCGAAATCACATCCGAAGATGGCGCAATCACCCACGCCAAATATCATGTTACCGCTGAAGACAATGGCGACATTGTGGAAACCGAAGGCCATTGGTGGTTTAAAGACAAAACCGTAAAGACCGCTTTTGACCAGGTCAAACAAACTGACGTAGCCGATTGGATCGAAAAAGAAACAACACAAGACGGTGTAAATTCAATAAAATCACAGCTGCAAAGCCAAATGGACTACATCAAAAAAGGGGTAAACAATGACTTGCCTTGGGGAAATCAGGTGTTTAAAGTCAAGTTTTAAGGGTCAAAAATGACAACCCCCTACGACATAATTACCCGATCGCTGAAGGATATTGGCGCGTTAGAAGCTGGTGAAAGCCCGTCCGCGGATGCTGCCCAGGATGCATTCGATATGCTTAACGATTTGTGCGCCCAATGGTCTAATGAAAACATGATGGTCTTTTATAAGACTGAAATCATTTTCCAAACCGTACAAAACACCGTGCAATACACCCTTGGACCAGGCGGATCAGTCGGGGCTACTTTTACGGGATCGATTTCTGGCACAACGCTAACCGTCCCAGCCAACGGCGTAACAGCTGGCGCGATCACTATGGGCATGACTCTAAGCGGCACAGGGATTACTGCTGGAACGACCATTGTGGGCTTTAATACGGGCGCTGGTGGCAACGTAAACGAAGGCGGCACATATTCCGTTAGCAGCTCCCAAACCGCGTCCAGCACCACGATTACAGCCTTTTATGAGCGCCCTTTGACAATCGAATCGGCCTTTGTGCGTGTATCGGCTAGCGGATCGGGCGGCTATTTAGATTACCCCGTGTCAATTCTTAGCTTGGAAGAGTACGAATCATTAGGCATCAAGCAGCTAAGTGGTCCGTGGGCCAAGATGATTTACTACCAACCTAGCGAAACCCTGGGAACGTTGTATGTTTTCCCGAACCCTTCTAGCGGTGAGCTGCACTTGTTTGCTAGCACTATCTTTCGCACATTCCAAAACTATTACGAAACCATAACGTTGCCCCAGGGCTACAACATGGCGCTGCGGTGGTGTTTGGCGGAACGTCTAATGCCGATGTATGGCAAAGCCAGCGCCACGCAAATCACTTTGATCAACGGGTTTTCCGCCCAGGCCAAGGCCACAATTAAACGCACAAACATGAAGCCGCCACAAGTGGCCCGTTATCCCGATTCGTTATTGATGGGCAAAGCTAAAGACGCTGGTTTCATCATGGACGGGGGATTTAGATAATGCCTGACTTTGGTTTTGTAGGGGCTTCTTACGAAGCGCCATCGATCTACCAGGATGCCCAGGAATGTATCAATTTCTTTCCCGAAGTTGATCCAACCAAGCCCCAGGGCGATCGTGGTGTTGTGGCTTTGTACCCAACGCCTGGCTTATCTTCCATAGTCCTATTTCAAAATCAAGAAGAAGTCCGCGGCA